CGTGAAAGGTGTCACCGTAATCGTTCCAGGGCTAAGAAACGTGCGCGTCGGCGCACCCAACAACGACGGCGTCAGCCATCCACCCGTCTGCAACTGGAAACTCCAGACGTTTTCATCCTGAATCGCGGCAAATGATTCATTCAGTTTTGTCTTGACAAGTCCAAGGTTACATCCCGGGATTCCAAGCAACTCCTGGATCATGTTAACGAAGGCCATAATTCACCTCCGTTGACATAGAATAAAAACCAGTTAAAGATAGCTTCCAAGTGGATAGGAGCTTCCGATGAAACGCCACCTGAAAAGAAGCGAAATTATTCAACCGGTTGACGAATCCATTAAGTTGATTCCTTTGACGAAAGGACAAGTTGTCATCGTCGATGCCGTCAACTACGACTGGCTGAATCAATGGAATTGGTGTGCAATGTTTGTTCGTCGAAGGAACTGCTACTACGCCATCCGCAGAGAAGAAAATCGCAATATCTTCATGCACAAGATGATTTTGCAAACTGACAAAGATGTCGATCATCGCGACAGAAACACGCTTAATAATCGCCGGTACAATTTGCGCGAATCGACGCGATCCTGCAACATTGCCAATCGAGCTAAACAATCCAACAACACCAGCGGATACAAGGGTGCATATTACAACAATAAAAGACATTGTTGGTTCTCTTCGATTCAAGTGATGGGCAAGAGTAAATACCTGGGAAGATTTGCAGACAAGGAATCCGCAGCACGTGCGTACGATAAAGCTGCGCGCAAAAATTTCGGCGAATTTGCTTGCTGCAATTTTGCCTAGCATGTTTCACTCCTATTTTCTTGAAGTCCGCTTTGCCGTTCTCTTCGTTCCGCGCTTGGCACGTGTTCTGGCCGGTGCCGCAAAGCTACGAACCGTAATCTCTCTGCGAATGCGGCTTTTGTTGCCACGCGACTTGGAACGTTCCGGGCCATACAAAGCGCCAAAGCCTTTTTCGGCCTTTACGTCCTTTGTCTCTGTGTAAGGCCGCTTGGCACCGGCTTCGGACAGTTGGTGATATGCGCCGCGTTTGAACCGCCGCCTGCCGTGAAGAACCAATTCCGTGCTTTTTGATTCCGCCATTCCCCCTCCTAATCGCCAGACGACAAATCAACATCTCAAAAAGTTCTCTTACCAAAACGCCCCCTGCGAGTCGTCCCCGCAAGAGGCGTTTGGTTTGTCTTCGGGAGAGAAGACCCTGTTAAAACTGTCCGACGAACGCAGAAACCACAAAAGTCTTCGTAGACAAATTCGTGGCGATTGGCGCAGTTGGAGTGGCTGCGGTGTAGTAGAAGCAACTCCATGTCGCGCGCGGTCCAGTGGCATTCGGAAACGCCACCAGAAACGTTGTTCCATCCGTCGATGAGCCTTGCAGAATCGCGTCGATGTAGTAGCTGGGCAGAGCTAGAGTAATCGGATCTCCCACTGTGCTCGACGAAAGCACTGGCCCGACTCCACTGCCAACAAAGATTGCGCGCCGGCCTACAAAATCCGGATAGAGCGGACCGCCGCCACCGCCTTTACCCATTGCTGTGAGAACCATGGTTGCTCCTTGCTGCAATTACTTGATGGCAATGTGCAGGGACGAGCATCGCTGCCCGTCCCCAACCGTAATTAGTCCTGAACCACCGGCACGTACTGCATCTCGATCTTGAACAAGATGCTGTTGGCTGGCGCATCCAAAGCCTGCCCAATGGTGTAGCCAATCGGGCTTCCAGCTGCCGCCCGTGTAACTACGAGTCCGTTATTTGCCGGCGTCGCATCGACCAAAGCAGCAGTGGTTGTAGTTCCTACGCCAGACGTTGCCAGAACTGTCGCTGTGCCAAGTTCCTGAATAAATCCGTAGTTTCCAGGAGTGATTGAATTCAGGAAAACCACTGGACGAACTGGAACAGCCGTACCAGCAGCAACCTGATCCGCACTCGTCACCAGATTCGGCGTGGTACTCAACTGTGCCGCCACCGTTCCAACCGTGCCACCAGTGACAAGCGTGAAAGTCGGCACCGAAACATAGCCGTAGCCGCCCTGCAGCACCGTCACCGAAGTCACCGTCCCAGCAGAGCCGACAACTACCTGAATCAAGGCACCGCTTCCCCCGCCGCTACCCGCCGTGGCTGCGACGTTATAGGTCCCAGCCGTCTGGCCAGAACCTGCGGTGAGAATCACGACCGACTGCACAGTGGTACCAGCGCGCAGATAGCCGACAGTGCCGGTCTTGACGTTGGCCGCAGTTGCGCCCGAGTCAACCTGCACAAAGCGGTAACGACCAGCGAACAGAGTGCCATTGGTCGTATACGATCCCTGGAACGCTTCTTGATTAGTGGCATCGAAGAAGTCGCCAAGATTCAGGCCGCCTGCCGCGAACGGCTGGCCGGTACGGACGTCAGTAAGCGCGGTCGGCGAGGTAAAGTTTCCGTTATTCCACGCTAACCAAGTAGGTACAATTGGCTGAAATGGCATTCCATCCTCCTATGCCGTAAATCCAAACGCGTAATTGGAATGACGCGGCTGCACGTTGTACAGATTGATACCCAACCGCATAAACAAAGCGTCGATGCTCACGTTGTTCGGCATCGGGGCGCGACGAAGGCCAAAGTTCCAGCCCTTTTTGTTGGTCGGCCGAATCTTGAAGCTCTCCGGCTCCAAGAAGTACAAAACTTCCGAAGGCTGAATCGTGGTGAGCGAAGGCAGACCGGAACCAGTCGGCGAGACAGTAACGGCCGCGCCGTTTTTGGTGAACTGCGGAGTCGTAAACGTTACGGTTGTCGTGCTCGATCCAACGCCATCAGCAAGGTTCGTATTGCCAGCCGCACCGTTTGCCGGAGCCAACTCAATGAAGTTCTGAGCCTGCGCCGAAGGAGCCAGCGGGTCAGCGTAAATGTCCACGCCGTTGAAGTTCAAACCATCCCACTTGATGTCGTGGCGAGTGTTCGAAATATCGCGGCGCTGCGCATCGAGCGCAACGGCAATGGCCTTGAATCCGAAAACGTTGGTGATACCCAGCGTCGGATTGCCGCCCGTCACCTTGCACTGCGACCACAACTGCATCAAGGCAGCAAAATCAATCTGCCCCGTGCCACCTGTCGAGGTGCCCAGGTAAAGCGGCGTCGAGTTCAGCGCGGTTCCGATGTTTCCGTTGCGCGCCTGTCCACCGTAGTTCGCGTAGATGTTGCCATACACGGACGGATCGATGCCGTTATTCAGAGCTTCATCCAGACCGTTGATGGTCTTGATGCGATTGTCCTGAATCGTCGCGGCAGAGGCTTGGCCGTGGCGGAACGAATCCATCTCCTGCATGGTGTTCATGGTCATCACCATGGCTTCCATGTAGAGCTGGTACTCGTCGACAATCTTCGACGGACCGGAGTTAATCACACCACCGGTGCCGGAACCGTCATCCATCTCCCAGTCGTCCAGCGGATACCAAGTGGCATACGCCTTCGGCAGGAATTTGATGCCGGTGTTGATCTGCTGGCGAGTCACGGTAACAGTCTGGCCGGGATTCACCGCAGCGCCCTGAGTGCGCCCGTAGAGAATGCCTTCCATCATGCCCGCGCCGCCCAGGAATTCATCCCACACACCGGCTCGGCGGAGCTTCGCCTGGAAAGGAGTGTCCACGAACAAGTTGTTGAATACTACATTCTTGCGGACACTTTCCAAGTTAGATGCGTCAATTTCGTTATACAATGGGTCCGTAGGCATATCTGGTTTCCTTTCAGCGACTTACGCTGCATTCTCCGTTTCGAGAACTTTCGATTGCTCAAACAAAAATGGCCCAAGCCATTTCTGGGCTTGAGCCATTGCTGATTCCCTCGAAAGGGGGGCATGCGTCTCGACTGATCTTCACGTCTTCAAACTGCAAAAATTACGCTGCGGTAGACTCAGAAACTTCCTGCCGAATCGCCTGCGATGTTGCCTGCCGGCGCTGCGATTCATTCAAGTTCAACGGATCAGGACGCTCGTTGGCCTTCACAGCACGTGCCACATCAGCAAAGCGAGAAGGCTGCGCAATCCGCACATCCGGATTCGATCCAATCTTTTCGGCCCACTTGCGATCTGTTTCTTCAATCGCCTTCTGCCGCGCTTCTTCCGCTTCCTTCAGCTTTGCTTCAAAAGGTGCCGAAGCTTCCAGCCGAACCTTTGCGTCGTGCTCTTCCTGCGACTTGCGCTGAATCTCAGCCTGCTTGCCGGCAAAGTCGTACTTCCGTGCCACGTAATCGCGGAACGGCAACCGGGAGTTGCTGGCTTCTTCTGAGAGTTTGTCGAAGGAATCGGGAAGGAACTGTCCACCGCTCAATCGCTGGTATTCCTGCATGGCCCAGCCGACATTGCTAATTCCGGCACCCAGGCGCTGATCGATGGCTTCCATCGTGAACGTTGGGCTACCAGGCGTTCCACCCTGCGCACCGGCCACATAGCGGCCTTGTGCATCGCGCTGCTGGTTTGCTGCCTGTGCTTCCTGCGGCTTGTAATTCGGCGCTTCTGTCGGAACAAATCCGGCGGAGCGTGCGGCTTCATTCTGCGCACGATAGAAAGCGGCTTGCGCTTCCAAATTCGCCTTTTCGGTTCCCCAATTGTTCAATGCCGGCGCAATCTCTTTGTCGTAAAATTCTGCGTTGGAACGCTGAGCAACTTCGGCCGCTTCTTTTGCTTCTGCCGCAGCCTTTCGTTCCTGTTCAGCTTTTTCGATAGCCTGCTGTGCTGCCTGGCGCTCTTGCTCTGCCTTTGCGGCAGATTCTTGGGCCTTGGTGGCAGATTCCTGAGCAGTCTTCCGTTCCTGTTCCGCAGTAGTCAGGACTCCGGTGAATGCAGTAATCGCCTTTGCATCGAGTGCAGCGATCTGCTCGTCGTTCAATCCGGATTGCTTCAAAATTTCGTTTACTGTCGGCATGTCACTTGTTCTCCCGAAGCGTTAGTATTGCGGTTGCTGACCCATCGGTGTTGGCTGTGGCGGACTTACCAAAGCCGTTTGCATCTCTTGAATTCCCTGCGATACCTTTTCCGCACCAGAGGCAAGACGCGGATCGGAGGCAGCCATTTGCTTGGCTGTCTGATACCAACGTGCGAGCAACATCTGCATTGGATTGGCAGGAGCTTGCGAAGGAGCACCTTGCTGCGGGGCATTTTGGTCAGGTGCGCCTTGCGGCTGAGCGCCAGCTCCTTGATCGGGAGGCGGTGTACCTGCACCTTGTCCTTGGTCCTGCGGCATTGGTTGTGCACTTGTAGCCATTACTGGAATCTCCTTGAGCGAGATTCCCCAACGGCAGCATAGCTACCGTTGGGGAAAAGGTAACTACGCCTTGATGGCGCTGCGCTTGCCGCGGCCCTTGCGACCACGACTCTTGCGGCCCTTCTTCAGATGGCTTGCCTTCATTGCACTAGCCTTGCGACGTTTTGCCATGATGTTTTCCTCCTTGGTGTGAAATAGAAATGGCCCAAGGCCATTTCTGGTCTTGAGCCATTGCTGATTCCCCAAGGAGGGGGGGCATGCCGCTCAAAAGATTCTGTTAGAGCTATAAGCCGAATTCTTTTTCGCGTCAAGTGTTATTTTTACAAAATCGTTTCGTCTACATCCAGAATCTTACGAATCTCTTCCGCTTGTGCATCAGAAATCTTAGTGCGCTGTTCGAGATTTACTCCCTGCACAGAACCCTGGTTATACTGAACAACCATCTTTCCGGTTGTTCTTGTAGCTTGGAGTAACTCGTCGGTCTGCTGAATATCGGCAGGTAATTCGACGCTTACTTCGGTCAAATAGTAGTCTTTTTGAACCTTGATTTGGACTGCCATGTCTTCTCCTTAGCTTTCGCTTACTACCGTGCGCGGTTCTCCACCTTGCGCGCCTTTTTGCTTGATCTTGGGCGGCTTTCCTCCGCTCGATGGCCGACCGCCACCAGCGCCCTTGCCACCGCCGCCGCCCTTACCACCGCCCTTACCACCGCCACCTTCTTCTGGTGGCTGAATTCCGAGCTGCTTCATAAACTGCTGTGCCGCAGCAGCCGCAAGAATCTTCAGCTTTTGCGATTCCAGCTCTTCGTTGAACCATTTTTCATGTTCGGTATTTCCCTGCACCTCGCCATAGTTGGGGATATCGAGGTTCTTCATCACCGTCGACCAAGAAATCGGCGCACCACCACGCTTCAGTTGCAGCATCATCAATTGACGTTGCATCTGCGTCACCTTCAACAGCGTGCTCGGCACCGATACCAACCGAATCTGCTTGGCAAACCAACGCGCACGCGTCAGCTGGTTGTAATGCGATGGATCTTCGGGAAAATTACCGCTGATCATCTCGTCGGGCATGTGGCTCGGAACCAGATCGTCTGGATTAAAGTCAAAAACCTCTCGTGCAATGCTGTCTGGTCCCACATACTCCATGATTCGTCCGACGTTGAACCATTGCAGGATCAGGAATTTCATGCGGTAACCAACCGCCTTATTGCCTTTTTCAATGCGTGCGGCAATGCCCTTTGCAATTGGGCCAATGGACTCCAGCATCTTGTCGGCCGTGTCATTGGCAATGTTCATCTTCATGTTCTGAAGATTGCCAAGATCCGTCAGGCCCAACTGCGACTGCTTGCACTCCTTCAAATACTTCAAAAACGTGAAATGCTCCGAGCTAACACGAACTTCTTCAGGAAGAATCGACTGAAGGATGTCTCTCGGCTTGCCGTCTACGCCGTAGCGCACGTCTTGCTCAAAGATGTCAAAATGCTCAATCTTTGCGCCGCCTGTGGCGGTGTGGTCATAACCGATCGGCGGATTCAACGTAATCGTGATTACGTCGTCTATCTTGCGCTCGATCTTGCGCGTCGTTGTTTCAATCGATGCCACATCACCTACTAAAGAACGTCCCAGAGGCTCCCAAGCCCAATCATCCACGGTGTACTGAATCACTGGAATCTTTCCATCCCAGTCAAAGCTTGGTCCGTCGTACATGGGCCGATCGAGTCCAGTGGAAGTAATGATGAGTCGCAGGTTCGGATACACGCGGCAATCTTCTACCGTCGCCGGTCGCATGTACGCCAAGCCGTTGCGCATGCCGCCAAAAATCATTTGGCCAACATAGGGAACTTTGTAGAACCAACTGGTGCCAACATCTCCCATTGGCAATTCATAACCGGTATTGTTGATTCGGAGGTCGCGAATAAACGTGTAGCGAATTTCGCAATAAAGATTGCCAAAACTCCGGTTTGGGCCACCATAGCGGAAGCGCTCGGCGTAATCCATCCGTCGCGCTTGAACCTGCGTTTTGTAACTACGCGGTCCAACTGTCTGCAATTGTCCCTGGAAAAGCGGGAAACGACCGTGAGCTTCTGCGATCGGCATGTAGTCGTAGACCGTGACGGCGTAAGCATCCTGCACGTCGTTGCTTCGAGGAATCTGAACAGGAACTACATCCAGCAGGCCCAACGCATCGAACACCATCTTGCGTTCGCCATAGCCATATTCGTCCGCGCGCACCTTTGGCCACAGATAACCGATACCGGTAACGCTGGCATACTGCAAAACTTTCAAAATCTGGAAAGGAAAATCGGATTCCAGGTAGACGCACTTTGATACCTTGGTCAGCATCTCTGCCATTTGCTTATATGCAGGGATATCCGACCCATATCCGGCAATTTCGCGCACTTCGGAAAGAGTTTCGCAGAACTTGCGGATGTCGTATTTCAGTTCATTGGTGACAAGAATTGACCGCGACTTATCTCTGAAGATGGCATCGAAAATGCGCATATTCGTGCCCAGGTTCTTGTAGCATGTCTGCCCTTCAAGAAACCCTTCACCTTCTTCGATTTGTTCCTCGACCCATCCAGCACGCGAACTCGGCGAGGATTCAAACTTTGGGCATTGCCAGCAGGTAGTTTCTAGCTCCATTGCGGTCAACCCTCGATTTCATTCAGTACGGCAAAATTTCCAAACAATTTCACCGCTGCCAGGTTGTACAACACAGCAGCTTCCTCGGGACTGCTACAGATTCCGAGATGATTGTTCTTCCCGTTGTGCTCAATCTGTGCTGCGAATTTCTTTCCTTTTTTTACTACGCCCCTATATCCCGTACTGCTTTTGTACTTGCGATTAGCTGCGTTTTGACTTGACGTTGCTACGCGCATTTCGGAACAGCGACAATCCAGTCCGTTCCCGTGGATGTGATCAACCTGAACGCCTTTGCTGACCCCCATAATTACGCGGTGCAACGAAACGTGTTTTCCATACTCCTCGCGCAATTCTTCCGTCGAAAGTGCTTCTGCATAAAACTTTTTCTTGCTTGGATGTAAATGCCAAAGAAATTGTGCCGCCAATTCCTTTTTGTCTGCATCGATAAGCGCTTCATGCCCATCGCCAAAAGGAATATGAACGACACCGTCGTCGTCAGTTATCCATGTCGCAGCAAACTCGGCCCGCTTTTTGCGGAAGTATTCTTTGCGTCCGCGAATTGTTTCCGGTTGAATCAAGCCTTCACCTGATAACTTCTATTGCGCATAGTAGGCAAAATTTGCCTACACGTCTACGCTAATTTCACATAGCGTAAGTTATGCGTAACCTATCGTCCTTTCTCATACGCTTCTGCATGCAGATAGCTTTCGCGCCGCATTTTTGTCTTGTCCGGTCGATTGCCATACGATTCCAAATGTTGGCGCAAGAAGTCACGGTTCAGGTTATTCCGTGCGTTTGCCATCTGGTGGCGCATGTAGCTGCGCAAGTTGGCGCGGATGGGTCCTTCAATCATTTCTCGCTGCTCGTCTTCCATCTGGTACTTGTAGGCTTCCCACTTACGCATCCGTTCCGACCACACTTCGGCTTCATGCATGGTGTTGCAGACAATCTTTTCGAAACCCGCTGGTGCCGGGAACTGTTCAGGAAGGCCCATACGGATTTCGCCGCGAGTTCCATCGTGCCAAAACACGATTTTGGTTGCTAACTGTGCGTTCAATCGAGACCTCCCACAGAAACCATGTTCGAAGAACATACGGCTTTGCTCAACGGAGGTGCTTTCTCCGTTGGCAATGCATAGCGCTTTTGCGATCTATCCGCAAGAATGTCGAAATCGTGCGCAGTAAAGAAAGATTGCGCCGCAGCACGCACGCGATCATCATGCTGACCGCTGCGATGCTCCAACTTGGAAACTCTGCCAGCCGCTGCATGCCGCTCCAGCGTTTTCAACTCTTCAATTAACCATCTGGATGTCGGGCGATACCAGCCACCATTCACAGCTTCCGTAAAGCGCGTCATCAGGATTGGCACACTCCATACGTTGGAATACCAGCCCTGTTTTTTGCCAGAATCATCCTTGATCTTTTTGCTGTCGTAGCGACGTGGAACGTGATGCCAATGGAAGCCCATCAGCTTCAACTGGTGCTGGCATGTATCACCTGGTCTTCCGATCTGCTCCACGCAAAACTTCACGCCACGTGGATCTTTTGCATTTTCGCCATACCAGGCGGCAATGCAAGCTGCAAATCCGACAACTTGTGCAGAGTTGATGCGGTTCGATACCAGCTCAGCCACCTGATAGTCATATTCATCGCCAAAACGGTTGCGCGTTACCGATACGCAGGTTCTGTCTTCATCCTCTTTGCCAAGACCATCTGCCGTGTCGATGCCGCAACTGTAGGTGTATCCAGGGTTGGGCTCTTCATATACCAGCAGCTTGTCAAAGGTTTCCAGCTCCACATCTTCGTCAATCGGAAGGAGAGGAACCAAAACCCAGTCATAGCGTTGTCCGCGATCCGATTTCCATGTCACGCGGATATGCGCTTTGTCGTAATCAATCAATGGCTCTGGTGGCTCAAAACCATCGTCGATGGAATCACCAGTAATGGCGTAGGCTTGCACCTGCTTCTTTCTTTCCTTGGTGTCGCCTTGCACTTCATAAATGTTGTCTTCGATCTCCTGAATCGTTTCCACATCGAACACGCTGTCATGCACACCTGTCAGCGCTTCATAGTCGTCAGCCGGCATCTGCGCAAGCCAAATCTTCTGACTGTGATTTTTGCAAGATTTGGCGTAATTGAATTCCCAAAACCACTGCTGCTCCAGCGGCATCCGCCAATCTTTTCCAACAATCCGTGACAAAAACGGCGTATTGCGAATGTAGGACTCGGCACGGATCACATGCTTGCGCGTTGCTTCCATGCGCTTCTTGTAAAAGTCTTCTGGAACCGGGAACTGACGAATCCATGCCTTTTCAGGGTAAAGATCCGTCGCCATTGCCCAAGGAATAAATACAGGGCAAAGATCATGCAATCCTTTGGGGAAGTCTTCTTTCGCAGCGCGCCACGTCTCGGCCAACCAGCCGGTGTTTCCACCACCTGTGCCTTCAAACACCATGAAGAGGTTGGGAGTGGCGTGCGTGGCGCGCAACAGGCCTTCTTCAATCACCTTCTTAGGCTTGGGGATATCCGCCAACTCCGAAACGTGAATTAATGTGGGAGTCCAACCTTGCGCGATACCCGTTGCCTGCATACCAGATTGAATGGACAACACAGATCCGTTATCGAATGAGCCTTTGGGTCCACGGCGCGGCACCAGCCACCAGGGGCATTGGTTGTAGGCAATATCCAGGATGCGACCGATCAGCTCGGACTTATCCGACTGCACCGAGGCCATCACAGCCTGAGTGTGCGGAATGAACAACATCCTTTGAAGAAACTTCAGAGCGGTTTTTGTGGTGATGCCCACCTGCCGCGCTTTCAAAATCAAAAGGCGAATAGCAACTTGCTTTTCGTCGAAATCGGCGATTACGGAATCGAAAACTTCTTGCGATTTCCGGTTTTTGAATTTGAAAATCTCGCCGCCTTCGTTGCAGACGTAGGCGTAGCAATCGTCAAAGTAGTTGCTATCGAGGGCACACATCACCTGCTCGTTCTCTACCCACCGCCAAATTTCCTTTTGGCGCTTTTGCGTGATGGGACGCACAAGGGAGATATACGAGGACTTCGAGTTTGATTCGATTTTTACGATGGAATCGATGTAGTGCTTGAATTCTTCCACCTGGGCAAACGTATGAGGGGTAGGCATCCACCCCTCACGCGCGGCGAACTTGTCCAGGTTCTGTACGATAATCTTTTCGGAATACATCAGCCCTCATGAGCTAGCCCTTGACGGCGATCGTCTTGCTGGCTCTCTTACCGAGCTTCTTGACACGCGGCGTCATTTTCTTCGTTTCGCACAGCTTGCTTGAAACGCGCTTTGTTTTTGCCATGACGTTCCTCCTTGGAACTTACGATCCCGCCAACTTGGTTGTTGCGGGAGGGTTGCAATAGGCCGGAAAACAGAAATGGCCCAAGGCCATCTCTGGTCCTGAGCCATTGCTTGTTCCCGCTTGAGCGAGGGGCATGTGTCTCGGTAATTGCTTTACATTTATACCGAATTACATCTTGCGTCAAGCGTAACTTTTAGTTCTCCGAGCGTAACTGTCGGATCGGTACAAGCTTTTGCAATGTATCGCTGGGCGAGGGGAAGAGTTCATCAATGTCATCGTCAAGGCCAAAAACGCCCTTCTCTTCATGCTCTTCCTTTTCACTGTCACTGGCAGATCCAAACACTGCTTTCCCGATGAATGTTGGACCTTTGGGCGTGGGAAGGAAGCCAAGCGCCTGGTGGATCATCGTGCGATCCTTCTCGCCGCCGGCCAACTGGGCAAACTGGATTGTCTTTTTCATAATCATCGGATGAGAGCTGAGCGCGATCACCTTCACCGCATTCACGGAAGAAGCCTGAAGCGCAAACAAGATGGCACCAGTCAATCGTTGCAGATCGATTTTGGCAGAATAGGCGATCGCTTCCCAGGGCAACATCTTACGATCGCTTGTCGGGAGAGAGTCATATTTCCCCAAAAAAGCCGCAATCACTTCATCCTGAGCGCAAAAACGCATGGCGTTTAAAACAGTCGGCAACCCACCCTCGGCATTTTTAAACAGTGGGGTGATCTCCGGCAGGGACGCCATCACTTCCGGCTTGATCTTCAGGCGCCGCAGTGCTTCGTCCCTCCGTTTCATCCTCATCGAGAGCTTGGGCACTGGCAGCGGATCTTGGGTGGGTTTTAAGGAATTCCCGCTCGCGTTCGCCGATGTATTCTTCTTCCTCGGGGACCGTGAGCCAATCGTCAAGGGATTCGTCGCTGGCTCCCTGCTCTTCACGGATAAGGTCTTCTGTGGTGGGGACGCGAGAGTAAACAGCTTCGTGGACTTCTTTTCGTTCTGGCCATTGCTTGGCGAATTGTTTTTCTTGTGTGTCATGAATGCCTGTCAGTGCAGTTGCCATCTGTTCAAATGCCGCCACAAGTCGCTCTTCAAAGTCTTCTGTCATGGCTTCGGCTCCTCCACCCAATCGCCAGTTCCCTTGCCAAAGTCTGGCCGAACCAAGCGAGAACGCCATTCTCCGGTTTCTTCATCCAGGACAGACGGCAATGGTGGATCATTCAGCATCGCATCAAGCCGTGCGCGCAGGGTTGTTGGCGTTGTCCACAACCCTACTTCACTGTGCACTTCAAACAGCTGTCCATCACTGCGAAGGGCGCGAAGGAACTGAAAACGATGCGTGTCCACAGTGACTGGCTTCATCCATTCTGTCCGCAACCAACGCAGTTCGCTCATTGGTTTTCTCCTGAGGAACGTCTCCGTATTCTGGCCAAATTGGAGTCGATAGCTCTTCGATGGAGCTTGGAATGCTTGTTCCATCGAATGGAAGCTCAGGCGTCAAGTTTTGCACCAGGTGGTAGGGCTTTCCAAGCGTCGGGTTAGCGCAATTTCTGTGCTCGACCTGATCTGCCCAGAAAAGCCCTGCCTTGACGTGGCGATACTTGTGCGCCTTCAAAATGCGCTTATGGCACAGCCAGCAAGTCCGATGATGAACGGTCTCCAGGTGGAAAATCCCGATCAAGCGTTCAAACCAGGACTGTTTTTTCTCTCCCATTGCGCATCCTTACTTCTTCACCGGCAGTGCAGGCTTGGGCTGTTCCGGTTCCACGATAAAGTTCTGTGGATTCACGCGGTAGCCGGGATGGCTGGCAGCGAACTCTGTCAGGATGGTTTGTTCCTGCTGCAGCGCATCCTGCCACTGCTTCTGCACGTCCTGCTTGATCTTTTCGCAGCTCTGAAGAGCAATACGATCTGCGGTGCTCAGCTGCGGTACCTGATTCGGTTTCGGTGCCTGTTGCGCAAATGCCGGCGTCAATGCCAGCACGAAAATCGCCAACCAACGTTTCATTGTCTTCTCCTTTGAACTTTGCGCGGGCCAAAGGCAGGAATTCGAACCGACGACCCTCTCCGCAACAGGTGCGCCCACCTTTACACGGAGCCGCTCTACCACTGAGCTACTAAGGTCCGCGCGTTCCTCCGGGTACAAGGCCGGAGAACTTCGTTACGCCTGCTTCTGCTTTTTGGCGTAATGCCGTTTCTTCACGACGACGGCACCTTCCTCATTCTTGCCAAGGGTAGGCACGTCCTGGCCGCTGCGTTCGCGCACAACGTTGAGATGCGGTTCAAGCGCAATCTCAACATCGGCATCAACTTCTGTGTTGATGATTGGAGATTCTCCGTCTACGGGAAAGTCTTCGCTCGCCGGAGCACTGACATGGACGTCAACCTTGACTTCTGCTGTGTCGAGTCCGCGCAGATTCAGATGGACCTTGACTGATCCGTCGTAACCGCCTGTGTAGGCATCCATCTCGCGCAGATTGCAATCACCGCGCAGTTTTTCAGCGACTTGATCGAGCACGTCGTTGATAATCTCTTCTCCCGTCAAACCCTCTACGTAATCGTCTTCCACTGAAGCACCTCTCCTGATTTATTCCTTCGCGTCGCTCTTGCATCTCAAAAGAAACCAAAACTTCGCCATCTCCAGCATCCCAAGGAAGTGCGAATTTTCCAACTGGTTGGATGACCATGCCAAGTCGCCATTTTGCGTTTTGTAAATCACCACAATCTCTGTCGGCTCGTCGTTTCCAAAGTCTTCCATGCAATCGATCAGCACCTGGGTTGGGCTGCGTGGAGTTTTCTTTTCTTCTTCCACCCTATGCAGCCTCTTCATTGCTGTACTTCGCCTTGAGCGCCAAAAACTTTCTTAACGTATCAGGAAACGGAATTACCTTTCCTGCTTCGATCAGCTGCACCGTGCGCCGACTCAAGCCCAGCACTTCAGCCAGCTTGACCTGCGTAAACAGATGATCGTGACGAAACTTGCGCCACTCTTTCTGGCGAGCGTCTCGTTCTTGCAAATCTTCTTCGGTTGGCTTGGGTCTTGGCATTGTTTACGCTCCCTTGAGCACCCGCATTACTTCCATCTCCATAAATTGGCGGGAAACCAATTTCGTGTCAACGGTAATTTTGTGCCTACCACACATCCTGCCGAAATTGCGCCGGCCGACGAACGCGCTTTGCCGCGCGGTATCGCTGCATACTCTTCCGTCCCCGTCCGCCACGCATCAGATACCGCTGCAACGGAGTTTCCGCATAAAAATTGTCGCAAAGAAGCTTCAGCAACTTTGCCATTTTTGTCGGATTGGTCTTACGCAAAGCACACATAACTTCGCTTCCCCACTTTGCGCATAACCTACGCCAGTCTTGGTTTTCTGTCTACTGTGATTTTTCATTGCGCAAGGATTGCGCTCACTTAGCGAACTGTAACTGCATTCGCTAAAGCATCAGTGTAGATAAAGGCCAAAACCTTTATTTTTAAGTAGTGCGATTTTAGTGCGATTTACGTGATAATATGCATTCAGGAGATTTTATGGCACGCATGACAATTGCACTTCCCGCTGAGATTGTAAAAATCGTCAATGACACTGCCCAAAAAGAGTCGGTTCCAAAAACAGAGATCATTCGACGTATGTTCACTGTGTTGAAGGTAGCCCAGGAAGAAAAAGACAAGGGGAACTCTCTTGGAATCATCAACGGAGAGAAGGTTATTGCCCGCATTGTTGGTGTATAAACTTCATGGAAAATGAGAACAAAGAAAAACCGATCATCGTCGATCTTGGCCAACGCGAAGACGTGCCTCGTCCTGAACTCGATCCACAAAAGCTATTGTCTTTTGCGCAGCAAATCCTGATGGTTTTAGTCTTTTTAATGTTTCTGGCTTGCGGGGTTTTATTGCGTTGGCCCGGATCAAAAGAAGCTCAAACCATCTTTGAACAAGCAAGAACGATTCTCCCGCCAATGGTGACGCTTGTTCTTGGCTTTTACTTTGGCGGTCGTCATTCTCGATAATTTTTCAGAACAGGAATAGCCTGTATGTCTTGTTCATGCGGGCTATTCTTTATCACTATTCAGAAATTTTCAGGGCAAAAAAGCTGAGCATGGCTAATGTTGCGTCTATTCGGCGCACTGTAGAAGCTGTTTGATTGTTGCGCTTATCCAGCGCACTATGACTATCTTGCAACCTTTTTATAGCCAAAAAGCCGTGATGATTCTCGTGTTGCATCTACTCGATGCACTGAAACTGCCTTGTGACTTTGTGCTATTCCTTGACGCGTTGCGCTTTCTCGGCGCACTCATACGTCTATAAATATCCCTTGTGTATTATTGCGCTTATTCAGTGTATTGTTGCGCTTATCCAGCGCACTCCTACTTTGTCGCACATGTTGCATCTCTCCGATGCACTTTGACTGTACACCCCTACCTATCCATGTTGCATCTGCTCGATGCACTCATACTGTGCTCCTCAACCTATCCATGTTGCGCCTATGCGGTGCACTGAAACCGCATTACTGCGAAATCCAAGGCTCACGTACGTTGCATCTTCTCGATGCACTTCAACCAGTCTGCTATACAGCAGACAAAAACGAATGCCAATGGAGGTTGCATCTGTTCGATGCACTCATACGGATTTGGTACGGGATGCTGTTGTTGCGCTTATCCAGCGCACTAGAACATCTTGTCAGCTCATTCTTCAGGTTGCGCCTGCTCGACGCACTCATATGACACCTCAATACTTTGCGCCAAGCCCCCGCGTTGTCAACAAATTTCTTTAGCTCCGCGATGCCAGAATTTTGGTTGCCTCAGTCAATGTAATCATAAGCGTTTGTGGATTGATCGGCGAAGCGATGAAGCCGTATTTCTCGTAGAACTGTTTTGCATCCTTAGAAATTGCATTTACCAAAACCGCACGAATGCCGGCAATCTCAGCAGCCTGCAAAGTGCGCAAAACCGCATCCCGCAAAAGATCCGCCCCAATCCCGCGATGCTGAAAGTGTTCATCCACAGCCAGTCGTCCGATCAGCATCACGGGCACTGGATCGGGCATGTTGCGCTTGATGCGTGTGGGTGCCTCGACATGTGCCACAGCACCAGTCGCCAGCGCATAAAAACCAACGACATGACCTTCTGAGCACACCACTTTAGTACGCGATGCTCCATTCTTCTCGTTTTGAAGTGCCCGCGTCTTCAACCACAGATTGAGAGATGATTCGCCACAGCAGAATTGCGTAAGATCATGTTCCACTGTCAGCTTTTCTGGAGCGGTAATACGGATCTTGGACGCCTCTACTCCTCCCACGATGGTTTCCTCGCTAGCAGCTTTGCCAGTTTTGGGTTGGACTTGGGAGGATTGTCTAGCATGTCATTGAAGCGTTGGAACTCTTCTTTCCCGAGACGGAAGTAGCAGCGATCAAGCAAAATCGCTTCCGCTTCCCTGCACGCCGCATCCAGCATGAAATCCGTGCGGTTCCTTCCCAGCACTTCTGCTGCACTATCAATTAATGTCTTTTGCCGCAGATTGGCACGCAAATTGATGTTCGTAGCCCGCAATTCAGCAACGACAGAACCCATGACCCACCTCCTGAATGTATACACAATGAGCGTACAGCATCGTGCGCACAATGTAAAGCGCCTTAGTACAGCTTGCGGCAGTCATAACACCAGAACCCGTCAGGCCGCTGGAAACCCTTGTGCCCCTTGTCGTGTGGGCATCTGGCAAGGCCAGCAGGACTCGAATCCGCGACAGGCCGATTATGAGTCGGTTGCTCTACCGGCTGAGCTACAGTCCCGCTGTTCCACTTCCGCGTGCGACACTCGGGATTACGGCATTGCGCGGGTATCGGTTTACGAACGTCTACCGGCCAAAGATACCCACACACGTCGCATCGATATGCCTCCATCTTAGTTTTGCCCATGAGTAGATTCTACTCACCAGCCTGAGTAGAATCTACTCAGCACTACCACCATTTGAGTCGAGCCGACTCAGCATGCCATAAACAATGCACACCGCAGTTCGTAAGCTGGCAGCTTATATCGTGCAGCACCGCGTTACTCATCCCATGAATCTGCAAAACCAATAGCCCCATACCCGTCTATCGTAATAATGAAAAGGTCCTGCCACCCAATGCGCGGATCACCATCCTTGCTGTACCGCCTTGCATGTATCGCATCAGGAGCAACATCGATGAAATGAGCAAGATCCTGTGCAATATGCCGCTTCACATCATCCACACTCGCAAACGTCCGAACCGTCTCCATCGACTCTGCCAAACCACCACGATGAAACCTAAAACGTATTCCCACTTCCCCACCCCTCCTAACACCGCAGCGCATAAACTGACAACTCCTATCCTGCCACATACGCAACGCTCAAGCATATCAACTTTGCGCTTCCGTTGCGCTCTATCCACTACGCTACCTAAATTTTC